TTCCTGAGATTGTCGGGTTGCGTGTCCCTCAGTCCCGTGAGTTCCGCGATGCGATGACTATTCGCAATGCGGCTGAGGCTTCAACTCGTAGGCTCATGCACGCTCTTGGAGCGGCACCTGAGACGGCTCTTGCTCGCCATCCACTTTATGTTGCTGCGTTCCGCAGGGACCTTGATAAGGCTGTTCGTGAGGCCGAGTTGGAGAAGGGTGGCAAGTTAAGCCTTGAAGAAGTGAACACGTTGGCTAAGTCTTCCCGCGAGGAAGCACGCCTCATTGTTAACAAGACACTGTTTACACTCACTCGTCGTACTGGTGCGAGCCAATCGTTCCGTCTGATCTCCCCGTTCTACGCGGCGTGGGAGAACGTGATGAAGCGTTGGGGATCGTTTGCTGTAAACAACACGGAAAACATTGCGTATGGTCTCATGTTGAAGCAACGGTTTATGAACAATGCGACCCTCGTTAATAATAAGACTGGCGAGCGTGGAGACCCGTACAACGATTCTGCACAAGACTTGTCCATGGTTTTCCCATGGAAGGTCGGCGGTCAGAACGTGAACATTCCAGTGGCTTCTATGGATGTGATCTTCCAAGGTCAACCGTTGAACCCCGGCATTGGTCCGTTTGTTGCGTTGCCGTTGTCAAAGATTGTGGCTGAGAGGCCAGAGGCTGAGGGCGTCCTTAACTGGGCGTTCCCTGCTGGCTATCCGCGCGATGCTCTGAGTACGTGGCTGCCTGCTTCTATTAACAAGTTGCGGAGTATGCACAATCAGGATCAGGCGTACATGAACGATATGAACCGTATCGCCATGCACGAAATGATTCTGTTCCAGCAGGGCAAGCGGTCAGATTTGCCGTCTCAATCTGAGTTGACTGAGAAGACGAACCAGTTGTACTCGTTGAAAACTTTGACGAACTTGTTGTCTCCAACGTCTGTCCAGTACACGAATGATGTCAACTATTACCAGCAGTTGTATCGCAAGTATCAGACGATGTACCCAGATGGTAATGATGCGGATCAGAAGTTCCTTGAGGACAATCCTGATTACTTTGTCGTCATGGAACCGTTGTCGAAGAACCAGTTTGGTGCTACTGCTACTCAGCAGTCAGTGTCTAACATTAAGAAGTACAGTGATCTTGCTGCTATTGCTTCCGCATCTGGTGATCCGAAAATGGTCGGTTGGTTGGCTAACTATGGGCAAGGGCCTTACGACCAAAAGAACTTCTCGTCGGCTTCTTACAACTGGCAGTTGACCCACTCTCCTGTACCGGGTGGGACGAACTTCCGTACACAGAAGAACCCACAAGAGGTCATGCAGGACGCTCTGGTTAACCGTGGTTGGATTCGTTTCAATCAGGCCATGGACGAGATCACAGCCAACTATCAGGCCCGTGGTTTAAACACTGCTGATCCAGCAATCAACAAGGCCATGCTTAGTGGTGCTGTGGCGTTCTTGAACCAAGACAAGTCCAATGCTGCTTGGTATGAAGAGTTTAAATCATCTGATCGTGCTCGCTTTGAGAAGCGTGCAGATTTCTTCCAGCAGGCTCTTGCTGACCCGGCGTTCGGTGGTGATCACAAGGACGATCAGACGATTCAAGCGATTGGCTCGTTCTTGGATCTTCGTAGCCAAATGTCTAATGCTCTTAACGATGTCAAAGCGAATGGTGGTTCTAATCGCCTTACGGCGAAGTCGAACTATCAGATGGCTCAAGACTACTTGCAGCAGATTGTGGCGTTGAAGAACCAGAACCTTGGGTTCTCTGAATGGTATGACCGATACTTTACTAACGATCCGGTGGTGCTCTGATGGCAGGTGGCGATGGACAGGCTAGTTCGGCAACTGAGGCCGCTGACCAACAGCAGCAAAGCCAACAACAGCAGTCATCTTTTGCGTACAACGTTTACAACGGCTCAAGGGCTGACAACTTTTCTCCACGTAGCCGCCGAGAAGAACAACATCACTGGAACGTCCGAGATGTATTCCAGACTGGTGCGGAGCACATGGCTGCGTTTTGGGACAACTGGAACGCGAACCCTGCATGGCGCACTAAGTTGATTTCTGGGTACATCGCTTTGGGTAACACCCCTTCAGATGCCCTTGATGGTTTTAAAATGTTTAAATTTTGGGACACGTTGGGACAGGCCTCTGGAGTGGCAAGTGAGTCTGGCAAGAAGATGACTCCTATGCAGATCCTTGCGTTTATGGCTGGAAAGAGTGGGGCATTGGCTGCTCAGCAAGCCAAGGCCAGTGCACAGTCTATGGTCAAGGATGTAACCAATACGACGTACACGATTGAAGATCCTGCAACGGCTCTAGCGTTGACGCAAAGCGTTCTTACGGCTGCTCTGGGCCGTCAGGCTTCACCTGATGAGGTCAAGCGTTACACGTCGGCTATTCAGTCTTACGACAGGGCCAATCCGATCATTGACCATATCCATCAAGACGCTAACGGCAATCAGACAAAGACTACGACTGGTGGAGTATCCTCTACGGGCGAGCAGGCTCTGATCGCTAACACTGCAAACAACAGTGCTGAGGGTCAGGCGTACCAGACCAATGGTGTGTTCGATCAGGCCATGAAGATTCTGTCGGGTCTGTAATGACAGCACCTAACGCTGGTGGCGGTTCCGTCCTACAGATCACCGATGATGCTCAAAAAGCACTAGACGCTGCTCGCGCCTACATTGGTATGTCGTATCAACCGAACCGGTGTTTACAGTTCATCCGTACCTGTTGGGGTGCAGCCGGGATGGGTGGTAATCCGAACACAAACATTTCGTTTGTTCCACCGGATCAAATGCACTCAGACATGATGCCCCCGTTGGGCGCTCCGGTCTGGTTCACGGGTGGTAAGAACGGTCACATTGCAATGGTCTCTAAGTATGTAGATGGCCAGCCCTACGTGATCACCACCGACTTTCCAACCATGGGCAAGATCGGCGAAGTCCCCTTGAAAGATGTCATCCACTGGTTGGGCAACATGAAGTACCGGGGTTGGTCGTCAAGCATTAACAACAAAACAATTCTCAGGGGTGCCACGCACCCCGTTGGTGATGGAGGTGTCCCAGTGGCAGGTAACTCAACGAACTCCACGTCAACGACAAGTGGTGGTGTTAGTGGCGGTGGGACTCTAGGCTTTCAGGCTGCTGACGCTTCAGATGTTTGGGATCACTTGCAGGCCGAGTTCGGTCTCACGTCGAACCTGTTGGGCCTTGATAAGACTGATCCGAAGAAGGGGTTCACTCTCACGGAAGCCTTCACCGCTATCCGCACTGGCGGAGACTATTACGTCAACGGTAAGAAGGTTAAGGGTACTGGTGCTGCGATCACAGACCCGATGCGTGCTGCGAACATTCTTGCTCAGACTGACTGGTTCAAAACTCACGGTGCTGATGTAACGAAGAATCTTGCAGCGGAAGCGAACGGTCTTGGAGCGTTTAAAGAGAACGTCGCTAAGAAGCAGGCTGAACTGAAGAATGCTTTTGCTTCTGCTGGTATCAAACTTGGCGACAAGGATCTGGCCAAACTTTCCCGTGATGCTTTCGTCTATGGCCTCAGTAATGAGCAGATCATGGACAGGGCTACTGCCACTAAGGGTGTTGGGTTCACGGGTGGTGGAACCATCGGTAACTCGCTCCAATACCTTGACGGTTTGGCTGAGCAGAACGGTGTGAAAATCTCTGGCGGTGATCGTCTCGCTTGGGAACGCGACCTTGCTAACGGAAACAAGACGACGCAGGATTACGAGAAGATGTTGCGTGACCATGCAGCCACTCAGTATTCAGTGTTCGCTGATCAGATCCGTGCCGGTCAGAACCTTCGTGATTTGACTAAGCCTTACCGTGACATGACAGCACAGTTGTTAGAGGTCAACCCTGATTCTGTGACATGGAACGATCCACTGTTTAAAGATGGGAAAGCATTCCAAACAGTTGATCCGAAAACTGGGCAGATGACGACGAAGCCGTTGTGGCAGTACCGTCAAGAAATCATGAAGGATGCTCGCTGGCAGCGCACTGATAATGCGAAGCAGCAGTACACCGATTTCGGGTCTAGTGTTTTGAAGAAGTTCGGAGTGATGTCGTAATGGCAGACACGGCTACTCAAACTCTTATTGACTTGTTTAGATCGTATGGTCTTGCTGATCTAGCCCCGGCGATCTTACAGATCGCAGCAGACACGACTCTTACTCAGGCTGAAGCGTTAGCGAAAGTTTACGAGACGCCCCAGTACAAGGCTCGCTTCCCAGCGATGGATCAGTACAGGAAGGATAAGACTCTTGGCATTCATAACGAGCAAGATTATATGCGTCAAGAAGAGTCTTATCTGAATGTTATGCGTGCAGCAGGTCTGCCCTCTGGGTTCTACGATTCACACGCAAACATCGGCCAGTGGATGGCAAACAGTGTCAGCCCCGATGAGATCGCTTCCCGTGTTCGACGAGCACAGCAAGTGCTCGATACTGCTGACCCTACGTTGATTAACACGGCTAAGAATTATTACGGTGTTGACCGTGACCACTTACTCGCACATGTTCTTGACCCGAATGCTGCTGCTCCCCTGATCGACAAGCAGATGCGTTCCGTTCAGGCTGGTGCTGCGGCTAGTCGTAACAACATGCAGTTGGATAAGGCTCAAGCCGAATCGTTGGCTACTGATCCATACGCGAGTGGACTGTTCAACAATCCTTACAATCCGAATGCGATCAACGATGCTTTCGCTAAGGCGAACGCTATGTCCCAGCAGGACACTCGTCTCTCCGCGATTGAGGGCAAGTCGTACAACCAGAAGGACGCTATCGACGCGAACCTTCGCAACGATTTGACTAAGCAACTTGAATCTCAGAAGCGTGCTGAGCGTGAAGCCGCTCGTTTCTCTGGTAGTGCTGGGACGGCCTCTGGGTCGCTTGGTACTACCTCTGGCCTTTAGGCCCCTTAGACACCCTCTGATCGACCGGCCCAGAGTGGGATCAAAAGACCGGTAGTAGCAGCCCAAGTTCTCTTCCCCGAGGTTCTTGGTGGGCTATGTAAACACAACACAAAGGGAGATAGCCAATCATGGCTGAATACAACTGGCTCAACGACGATGACGATGATGACAACGAAGAAACTCGTCCGTCTAATTCTGATGCGTTACGTGAAGCCCGACGTGCAGCAAAGAGTAATGCTAAAGCAGCGAAGGCTGCTTCTGATGAACTCACTGCTTTGCGCAAGGAACTACACGAACGGAAGATCGCTGATGCCATTCGTGAAAAGGGTTTGAACCCGAAGATCGCTCGTCTAGCGAAAGACGTTCCCGCTGAGGAACTAGATGCTTTCTTAGATGATTTTGCAGATGTGTTTGGTGTCAGCGCCAGCAATGAGAACGGTTCACAGGAGAACCCTGAGACTGCCATGGGCATGTCGTTGGACCCGAACCTTGCAGCATTGCAGCGTATCAGCGGTGGACAAGCAGCCCAGACTTCTTCGTCTACTAAGGCGGAAAACTTGGAGCAGCAAATCCTTGGAGCGACAAGCCCTGAAGAGTTGAACAGGCTTCTCTTCGGAAATGTTAACGGGCCAATGCTCCGTTAGCACTCTTTGATCCCACTCAAAATGAAAGGAGGTGTTGATCTCTTATGGCAATTACTACCGCCTCTACATCGGGTTTCCCGATTGGTTCGCTTGGTGGTGCTGGTCTCGTCGGCCCCGCTTACGATCGCTATGTTGAGTTCGCTTTGCGTTCACAGCCACTGCTTCGTGGTCTCGCTGACAAGCGTCCAGTACAGCCCACTTCACCGGGTTCGTCTGTAGTCTTCAGCATCCATCAAGACATCGACGCGATTACGTCAGCCAACCTTACGGATGGTACTGACCTTTCCCCTGCAACCCTGAAGGGTCCAACGACGGTTACTGCTTCTCTTGCTGAGTACGGCAACGTTGTTTCGACCACTCGCCAGTTGGATGCGCTTTCGCTGTCTGACGTTGATCCTGCTGTCGCAAACATCATTGCGTTCAACATGGCTGATTCGCTGGACAAGATTGTGGCTACCAAGTTGGATGGTATTACCACCAACGTTACCAACGTTGGTGGTTTTGCAACGGCTGCTGGTATCACTTCGGCTAACACCATGACTGGTGCAACCGTTCGTCGTGCAACCACTGGTCTCCGTGCCAACAACGCGGTTCCGCGTTGGGGTCTGCTGTTCGGTGCTTACATTCACCCCGAGGTCGCTTACGATCTTCGTGCTGAATCAGGTACGAACAACTTTGAAGATATCCGCAAGTACAACGATGACACTGTTGGGAACATTCTCACTGGTGTCACTGGTATTGTTCATGGCGCATACTTCATTGAGACGCCGCGTGTGACTAACGGTCTCACTGGTTCAACCCCGGCTACCCTGACTTCATCGTCTGGTACTTCGGGTACGAACGTGATCGGCTTCTCGGCCACTACGGGTGTTGGTGTCGGTATGACCGTCACTGGTACTGGTGTACCTGCAAGCACCACGGTCACTGCTGTTACTTCTACGACGATCTCCCTGTCGGCTAACTTGACGACTGGTGCTACCGGTTCGTACACGTTCACCGCGACCCGTGTTTACAACACGTACGTTGTGGGCCAGCAGGCTCTTGCTGAGGCTACCGCTATCGAACCACACGTTGTCGTGGGTCCGGTTGTTGATGCTCTCATGCGTAACCGACCAATCGGTTGGTACGGCTTGATGGGTTGGACCTTGTACCGCCCACAGGCATCGTGGCTCATCCGTTCTACCTCTTCGGTACGTGGCGGCTGATCCATTTGGATCACATGGTGGGGGCTGGCTTTTGCTGGCCCCCACTAACCATCCCCTTCTTGGAGTTTAAACATGTCTTTACCTTTAACTGAAATTGGTTGGCAGGTCGTTGATCCTGACGGAAACGTTGTGGAATCAGGACCTTTGACGATTGCTCACATGACCGCTGAACTGGTCGAACAAATTAACCCTGAAGGGAACTAACAATGGCTGCCATTGACGCTGCTCTCGTAAGTAAGATCCTGAATGCTACGTCACCTACTGGTACTGGTGGTGTCCCCGGTACGGCTTTGACTGCGCTTACTGCTGCGGCCATGAAGGTGCGTTTAAACTCAACATTGTCTACCGCGTCAGCGGCTGGTACTGAGATCACGGGTGCGGGTTACACCGCTGGTGGTCAGTCACTTTCCGCTGCAAGCGCGGCCTCTTCAGCCGGATCGAACGTGACGTTGCCTACTACGACAGCCTTGTCGTGGACGAATGGTTCTGGTGGTCAGTGGTCAATCGTGTCTTTCGATCTGACTGATAGCACTGGTGTGCGTACTTGGTGGGGACCTTTCAATGGTCAGCCCGTTCTTGTTGCTAACGGTAATACGTTCCAGATCGCCGTGGGTGGCATCACCCTCCAACTTACCTAAGAGGGGTTAAACCGTGCCCGGTTACGATTCACTCGTTAATTTCCCACCCATCGCGGGTGCTGTTACTGCAACCACAACCACGATCACGGACATCACCCCTGTTCCCGTCTACACGATTCCTGCTGGAACATTGACCGTTGGTTCTACGTATCGTGTCACCGCTTATGGTCGTTACACGACGGGTACGACGGCCACCAACCTAACTCTTGGCGTCTATTATGGTGGTACGTCGCTGTTGCTCGCTGGCATTGCAACCACAGCAATGACGATCAGCCAGACGAACGCTCCATGGCATTTGGAGTATCTGTTCACGGTTCGTAGCATCGGTACGGCTGGAACTGTATATGGGCATGGGTGGGTTGACCTCGGAACATCGCTGACCGCTACGACGCACTATCCGATCCCATCTGTAACCAACGCAGCGATCTCAGTCGATACAACGGTGAATAAGACGATCAACATTGCTGCGACTCTTTCTCAGGTTACTGGTCCCGTAACGATCACATGTGATCATGTGTTGATCGAAAACCTTTCAACTTTGGCATAAGCCGTGCCAGCGTTTACACCCACTAGGGGTGTTCCCGTTGGGTTGAAACCACCGTTCGGTCGGCCTAATCTTCCACAACCAGCCTCTCCAGTTAAACTCGTCCAGTCTAATTCGGTTGGCTTTGACCAAGGTCCAAGTCCGACTTATTGGACTTCAATCTCGCTGCCGAAGCCGCCAACGGCGGGAAATCTGCTCGTCATTGTTGCAAGTTTGAACTACGGTTTTCCTACTCCAAGTGGTTGGACTACGGTCACAGCAAGCCAGTCAACGGTGCTTGCGAAAGTATCAGTGGGCGCTGCCGATCAGACGTTCACAGCCGTAACGGGGTATTTTACTGCTGCGCTTTCTTACGTCGAACTATCTGGCGTATCGCTTGCTGGGTTTTCTGTAGTTAACTCAGGTGCCATTAACACGTTGACTGCTCCTGCGGGTAGTGTTGTTATTTCCGTTGTTGATTATCATGATGCGGCCGCTAGCGGGGGTCAGCCTCCGTACCCCAGCGCGTATACGCCTGATGGGATGCTGTCACTTTATAAAGGCTGTTACTACGTTAATGGCATAGATAACGACGATTCGTACATAGCATCTGCCGGTATCGCATTCCCCGACACCGCAACAACGTACTGGACTGGCGTTGGTGCCACGCGCACCTTGGCATCCACTGGCTCATGGACAGATGCTGGCCAGACTAATGGCCTGATCGCTTACTTCCCAGCGGGAACGAACAGCACAACGGTTAACGGTACTGCAACTGCGACAGGTGCCGGTGCTGCAACTAACAGCAACATCATCGTTAACCCGTCAGCACGATCAGTCGGTGCAGGATCAACTTCTCCTACGGGACAAGTTAACTTCGCTACCAACCCAAGCCTTGAGGCTGGTACTACGGGTTGGACGTGGCAGCAACAAACCAATGGTGCTCCCGCAACTGTTAGCCAAGGTTCCACTCTTCCTGTTGATGGACAGTTCACTGCTGTAGCCAGCATCACTGGTACTCAAACTATTGCCACTAACCATGGCATGAGTATCAACGGTGCTACTCCTGCTGGAACTATCGTTCCCGGTCTCCCGTACACGTTTAGCGTGTATGTGAAACCTTCTCGAACGAACGTGTTCTTGATGGGTGTGGACTGGGTTGGTGCGGGTGCTTCCGCTACGTCCACGGCTACGACGGCTAATGCTGGCGTATGGACTCGTCTTACTGCATCGGGTACAGCACCTGCTGGTTCGACAAACATTAACGTCAACATTTGGACTAATACGGCTGGTGGTTCTGTCCTCTGGCAGAACCTTGACACGATCACTTACGATGCGTTCCTCGTAGAACAATCAGCATCTCTGAATGCTTACCCGATCGGGACGAAACCTGTCCAAGGAACCCTTGGTAGTACGGCTATTGGTGCTGGGTCTATCCCCACTGCGACTGGTTCTTCTGTCTCGGGTGGATCAACTGGTACAGCAACTGGTTTAGGCCAGATAACGGCTAACGCTACAACGGGTTCCACGGGTTCTAGCGTGGGTGTAGGACTTGTTACTGGTAACACGGTAACGGTAGCGACAGCGACCTCCACAGGGGCTGGAACAGCCACCTCTGGGTCTGCATCTAACAGTGCTGCAACACTCATTGGTGCTGGTCTTGTTACTGCACTATCTACAGTGTCAGCGGCTGCACCCGGTACGGGTGCTGGTGTAGCAACTGGTTTAAACAGTACGAGTGCTACAACTTCTGCGGTTGGTGCTGGTGTTGCTACCAGTGCAAGCCCACGAACGGTTGCTCCTGCTACATCGACTGGTGCTGGTGTTGCCAGCAACACGAACACTGTTACTTCTGCCACCGCTCTGGCAGTGGGTGCTGGGTCTGTCACTGCTAATACGAGCGGTTCTGCTTCTGGCACATCCACTGTCACTGGTGCAGGTACTGCTACTTCTAACGCGGTAACCGTCGCTGGTTCCACTGCATCAGGTAGTGGTGTTGTAACGGCTGCCAGTTCGATTGTTGTTCTTGGATCTGCCACTGTTGTTGGTGCTGGCTCGGCTAGTAACTCTTCAGTCGCGTTGCGGTCTACTGCTACCAGCACTGGTGCTGGTGTGGCTACTGGACAGAACCTTAGTTCTGTTTATGGGGCTGCGATTGTTTCGGGTCTTGGTGTAGCCACTGCGACTGGGACAACAACACAGGCTGTAGCAACTAAGTACATGTTCAGTGGGAGTCGGCAGTTCTTACAGGATCGTCTCTTCTTTAAGACTGGACCTGTCCACCAGTATTCGATCATTAAAAAGGGAACTGTTTACACGGAGAGTTCTTACCCAACGTCAGAAGATTATTCAACTGCTGACATGGTTTACCGGGGTGGGTTCACTTACGAAGTTTCCTACGATGAAGCACTCCGTTTATATGCTTCTGGTTACAGCGTGTCTGGCCTGTCTGCATTGCCAACGATAACGGGTACAGCATCTTCCAGTGGGTCTGGATCTATTTTGACCGGATCAACACTTGTTGCTTCTGGTTCTCTTACCGGGTCTGCATCTGTTTTGACCGGATCAACACTTGCTGCTTCTGGTTCTCTTACCGGATCTGGTGTCGCGGTTGCTATCGCTACCACGTCAACTCCGTCTGGCTCTTATACGTGGGGCACACCAGCAACGTGGGGCACTCCAACTACATGGGGTGGCTCATCTTCTGGTTCATCGTTTACATGGAGCAGCCCTGCTACATGGGGCACTCCATCAACTTGGAGCAGTTCTTCGTCCAGTTCACCTTCTACATGGGCATCACCGTCTACGTGGGCATCACCAACAACATGGGGTTAAACAATGGCTTACCAACGTGTCACGTCAACCGACTCTTTCACCACTGGGGCAACTGCCGCGACGACAGTCATCAACGCTATCGAGGTTGGCGTAGAAGCCCTAGAGGCTGCTATTTCCCCCTCCACGACCTTTCCCAGCGCGACCACGACGGGTTACGGTTCAACATCTCTGACAGCCACAACTGCTGGTGCTCTGAGCATTGTTAACAATGCAACGTTTACAGCCTTGGACATTACCGGTCAGGTAACGATCCCCGGTGGTGTTACGGGTGTCACGTTCACGAACTGTCGCATCACGGGTAGCGTCAATTATGGTTTGTATGTTTCGTCTACTGCCTCGGTGACACTCCAAAACTGTGAGATTACTGGACCAACAAACAACTACAACGGTGCGGCTCTAGCCGGTGCTGGTAGTGGTGCCGTGGTAGTTAAGAACTGCAAGATTTGGGGTTACGAGGATGGCATCAAGCCATCTTCCAACTGGACAATCCAAGACAATTACATTTACGACCTTGCCAATAACAACGTGCAAGTCCAGTCGATCTCTAACACGTCAGGCTCAACGTGGCGTTACGTGGTTGCTCCTACCGCTCTAGGTACAGCGATGCCATTCGCTGCCACGAACTCGGTTGTTGTCTCTGGTTGTACGGCAAGTGGTAACAATGGAACGTTTACAGTCACAGCAGTTGGTTCCAACTATTTTGAGGTAACAAACGCTTCTGGTGTAGCACAGGCTACGGCTGCCGGTTCTGCTGCTAACTCACACTGTGACGGCATCCAGATCCAGACTGGTGTCAGCAATGTCATCATTAACCACAATACGATCATCGCCCCAACCACCCTGCTGGGTGTCACGTCAGCGGTCTTCGTCTCCCCTGACATTGGACCTGCCGGTCCCGGCCCTGTGACCATCCTGAACAACTACCTGTCAGGTGGTCCGTACACGCTGATCATCGTGGATGGCAACAACGGCCAGTACCACACCTCGGGCCTATCGGTCATCAACAATACGTTTGTCAACAACTCCATTAACGGTCCAACTCGTATCACTGAGCCAAGCCCATACTGGAACGCTTGGTACGGCAACATTTACACTGACAAGACTCCTGTCAGCCCCGGTGTCCTGACCGCATTGCAGCAAACCTCGATCAGCGGTTGGTTGTCGCCAGCATTCAACGCATCGTTTACACCTAACTGGCGTGACGGTAGGACAACGAACGTTGGTGTGCTCACCGCTGCAATCACGATTAACGCACCAACGAGCAACCCCGGTTACACCTCAACGATCCCTTCGGGTACGCAGATGACGTTCCTGCTGACGCAGGATGCAACGGGTGGTCGTGCTATTACGTGGAACGCAATTTTCTTACGCTCAACTTCTCTAGCCGCATCGGGCACAGCAAGTCAGCGTGCCTCCATCTCATTCGCTTGGGACGGCACCAACTGGGTTGAGACCGCTGTCTCACCATGGCACTAAGGGGTAATGTAAACATGGCGCTCGGTGATAATTGTAGAAGTGGATGCCTCACACGCGACCATGCAACGTGGGGTGAGTGTGCTCGTCACGCTTCTCTACGTGTTGGTTGGGCAGCATCAAGTAATGGTGGCTACTCGCTACGTGGGGAGAAGTTGCATGAGGCTGAACTGAACGCTTACGCACAGGCCCGACGTGACGGTTTGCAGCCTGCTGCTACCACGCAGAAAGCAGTGAACGAAGCGTACCGGGCTTCTGAGTTGATCGGTAAGCCTTACAACGCTGACACGATGCCACCTACTGCGGCTATCCCTAACCAGAGGACAGCGACCGTGGCCACTCAGGCAGGGATGCTATGAGTCTGAGCCTCACTGATCTGACTAATGCGATCACTCTTGAACTGTCTGGTTACACCCAGACTCAGGAGCAGGCTTCGTACACTACGGCGGCTATCACTTCTTCAGCCACGTCGATCCCTGTAGCCGATGCGTCTAACTTCTCTCACGGTGTTGTAGAGATCGAAGACGAACTGGTGTACGTGACAACGATTGACAGGTCCAGCAACATTCTGACTGTTGCACCGTTTGGTCGTGGCTATGGTGGGACTACGGCTGTGGCTCACGCGATCAACGTGAAGGCTGTGAACTCTCCGCTGTTTCCCCGAGCGGCGATTAAACGAGCGATCAACGAAACAGTCAACGCTCTCTACCCTGACTTGTGGCAGGTGGCTAGTGCCACACAGGTCCTTATCGCAGGACAAACCTCGTACTCGTTAACCCCAACCCCACAGGTTGGGGACATCATGGATGTCTCGTACCGGAACCCTTACTCGCTTGAGTATGCACCGATCCGACGTTGGAAGTACGACAAGTATCAAGATCAAATCGTGATCTGGGATTCGTTACCGACCGGGTACACGGCATACATTTCTTACTCGTCTCCCCCATCAACGTTCGCTACTGATGCGTCCACAATCCTGTCCACAGGATTACCAGATTCTTGTTCTGATGTGATCCGCCTCGGTTCAATCATTCGTCTCTTGCCTTACGTGGAGATCCCGAACTCGGCAATCATCGCCGCTGATGCTTCTTTCGCTGCTAACGCTCGCATATCTCAAACATCTGCTGCTGCCTTATCGAGGCAGTTGTATCAACAGTTCCGTATCCGCGTTCAAGAAGAGGCTGCTCGTTTAAACCAGCAGTATCCCGTCCGTGTCCACTACACCCGCTGAGGTTTAAATGGCTGTCACCGCTCGCAACTATTCATCTGTCGCCGTAGCGACAACCCTATCCGCTGGCATCAACTCGTCAGTTACAGCATTCAATATTGCGGCGAACACCGGTTGGCCTGCTGCCCCGTTCATCGCTGTCCTAGATCCGAACACGGTCAACGAAGAGATCGTCCTCGTTAGTGCTGCGGCAGGTACATCGTGGTCATCTGTTACCCGTGGCTATGACTCGTCGGCTGCTGTCTCGCACAATGCGGGTGGAACCGTCCAACACATGGTGGTTGGTGTTGACTTTAGGGAGGCTCAAAACCATGCAGTCTCTTCGACCTCAAACGTACATAGCCTTGGCGTTGGTTCTGTTGTTGTTGGAACGACTGATAGTCAGACCCTCACAAATAAGACGTTAACTGCGCCTACGTTGAACTCTCCAACTTTTGGCACAGCCCTACCAACCGGAACAACCATCGGGCTTGGGGGCAGCGGCACCAATTCAGGAACGCTGTACCTTGATGGTGGAACTGCATCTGGTGGAGAAGAAGGCGTAACGCTATTAAAGAACGGCACGGCCAAATGGAAAATCTACTCGCTTGATACGACACAACCGAACCTATATGTGCGCGATATCGCTAATGGCGTGCAGGCCATCACTGTTGTCCCCGGAGCGACGCCAGTCGTTGACATGCCTTCGATTACACAGGCTGGCGTACCTGTTGTAACAACCACGGGTACTGCAACACTAAGCAACAAGACGTTGACTTCACCGTCCATCAGTAACCCATCAGTATCTGGCACGGCTACTGGTTCATTAACGAACCTTGCTTTGACTACGCCTGCAATCTCAGGTTCTGGTGGTGCTCTGACCTTGCCAGCAGGACCGGGCACACTGTTCGCTACATCAAACTTTCAACGTAACAACTTCCTTGACAATCCTTGTTTCCTGATTAACCAGTTCGGCGGTAATCGTGGTGGTATTGGCGCTGCCCAATACAGAATGGATCGCTGGTACTACACACCCATTTCACCCGTTGGCAACACAGGTTTTGGCGGTAGTGGATTCTCCAATGGAGCCAGCACAGCATCAGGGTCATACGCATATTGGAATACTCCCGCTACGACCCTAGGCTCGGCTACTGCTGGATCTATGTATACCGTTGAACAGCGATTCGCTTTTGGAGATATCCCGTTTGCACTATCTGGCAAGCAGGTTACATTTTCTCTTTCTGCCGCAGTTGTTACTTCGTACAAACTGAACGTTCGCTGGGTTGTTAACTACGGGACGGGTGGTAGCCCTTCGGCTACTACGACCACATCGCTCGGATCGTTAACTTTCTCCACTGGATCGACGGGCACGTTTTCGCGTCAATCAGTCACAGCGACGCTACCTAGTTTTTCGGGAACGTGGGGATCTAATTCTGATGGTTACGTGTCACTGGTTCTTGAACAGGACTACACCAACGCCACATCAATGGGTGTGAATGTGGCCGATGCCCAACTGGAACTTGGCCCAGTTGCTACTGCGTTCATACCACCAGCATTTCATGATGATCTGCGACGGTGCCAAAAGTATTACAACATCTTTTCATCATCTGGCGTCATGGCGTTTGAAGGATGGGTAAGCCAATATGTTGCATCAGCATCAGGCGCTGTGGTCCGAGCACCCATCAACTTCCCCACCACGATGATTGGTACGCCAACACTTTCACACAACTTTGCTACTTTCACAACAGCGGCACCCACTGCGATAACACAAGTCGCAGTGTTTGGTCCCGCTGCGGGTGGATTAAGCCAGTATTGGACCGCAGGAACATTTACTTCTCTGGCTGCCACATACGTCTCTGGTCCGAGCATTACCAACTATCAGACAATAGTTCCCCTTGGTGTGAACAAGATGCAACTCATTCTGAGTATTGCCTCACCGCAGGCAATCACCGTCTCAACTACTACTAACCCTGCCTACCCCAATGTTGGCCAAGGCGTGATGATAGTCGCCGGTGCTAACTCGTTCATCGCCTTCTCGTCAGAGCCGTAAGCCATGTATACGACTCCAACAATAATAAATGCACTCAATGATTACGGGGGTGTACTCATTGTTCTCATTACCATCATCACGTCTTTCGCCGCTGCTGGACGCTACCTCGTTATGCGTCCACTTATGAGCGAGATTGAAAGACGCACATCACAGATTCAACCAAACGCTAACGGCGGTCAATCACTAAAAGACCTACACGGTCGTGTGGACCGTATCGAACGCCAGTTAGACCTCGTAATCGAACACTTAATAAAGGATGAGGATGATCCCCAAGATTAAAGCAGTAGCGTTTACATCCGGTACTGTGCTCGGCCTCGCAATCATCGGTGCTGTCCAATCAGCCGGTGCCACAGACTCCGCTCCACTCCCCCCTGATACGAACCTTGAGACCGCTCCCGACGTGAGCGTCACCACGAACACGTCCGTGTACGTGCGGAACCCAACCTTGTCTCTTGTTACTTCCTCAGATAAGAGCGTTGTAACTGCTGGGTCAAAGATCACGTACACGTACACGTTGAAGAACACGGGCAACACGGATTACAGCAACATACGAATCACTGATGACAAATGCTCACCGATCACTGGGCCTACTGGGAATGATGCTGACCCAAACTTGAACCAAGGAGAAGTGTGGGTTTACAAATGCAGCACGACAGTCCTCAAGGACCAAACGAACGCCGCAACGGTGAAAGCCACTCCGGTCATATCGACTGCTGCCCCGAGTGCTTCGCCTACACCATCTGTGTCTCCAAGTGCCACTACTTCTCCTACACCAACCGTGATCAAAGACGGAACTTGGGCGGGTAGTGCTCCAATCAACGTGGCCGGTGAGGGAATCCAATACCAGATCGGTCTGTCAGTTACGACTCTCGGTGGGAAGATCACGGGGATCACTGTTCCCACGTTCACTGCTGCTGATCCGACATCGAAGTCGATTGGCAAGTTTTATGTTTCAACAACTCCCAGCATGAACAATGCTGGCAATGGGACTTTGATCGACGAGGCTGTCGGCGGGTCCATCAGCAACGTAGCCACGGTCAGTGGTGCCACGTACACCAGTGCAGGCTTCCGGTCTGCTCTCCAATCCGCTCTCTCGCTTGCTTCTGCTTAGGAGATGTAAACATGTCACAATTTTGGGAATCCATTCCCGCACCGATCCGAACAATCATTAACGTCGTTGTGGGTGCAGCGTTCGCCGCTGCTGTCTCATATGTGATTGGGAACATCTCAGGTGGAACGATCGACCTGAACGCTCTCGGTCAGGCTGTCCTCATTGCTGCGGGTACTGCTCTCGTCCGTGCTATTAATCCGGCTGACACTGCTTACGGTGTCGGTTCGAATCCTGAGGGCATCTGATGCCAGCGAGTATAAACGGGTGGGCTGTCCTGAATTGGGGAGATCCACGCCTGAAAGAGATCGTCGTACCGGGTACGAAGATTAAACTGTCTATGCGGAGTGTGGCGGCTCCTTTGTTCGCTGCGTTGGCTGCTGACTATCACAAGACTGTTGCCCCGCTGCGCCCTAAAGAAGTGTGGTCGCATGATTACCGTCCAGCGAGGGCTAGTGCATCGTGGTCGGATCATTCGTCTGGGACTGCCATTGACTGCAATAGCGCCCATGAGGGCGCTCAGGGACCGCATGGTGGTATGAGCACTATGTCATCCGCTCAGATCGCAGCGTGTGTCGCATTGAAGAAGAAGTACAAAATCATTATTTGGGGTGGGGATAAGAGACGCGGTGGCGACTACGTTGCCAGTCGTAATTGGGACCCCATGCACTTCGCTTTGAAGCCGGGTACGAGCATCGCTCAGGTTGAAGCAGTCATCAAGGAACTCGGCATCCGTCCTGACGGGACTGTTGCCCCTGCGTTTAAACCTGTCAAGGTTCCTACGAAGCCTTCAACGAAACCAGTCCACGTACCCACGATCCCGGTTTTCCCCGGCAAGTTCAGTGTTGGTACTAAGGGCGATCACGTTAAGGCAATCCAGAAGGGCCTAGGTCTCACACCTAGTGGCGTATTCGATCCGGCAACTGTTGTTGCTGTGAAGCGGTATCAACGTTTACACATCTCATTGTGGCCTTTTGATGGTGTTGTTGGACCGAAGACGTATAAGGCTCTTGCTCGTCCCGTCTAGGAAGGACTAGCCCATGGCTGGATTTGATATTACCGAAAGGCCGGTAATCAACCTTTCTACTGTGGTTGGTTCGGCCTACTTCCCGTCAGATGCCGCATGGGATTGTTCCATTGGTGGCTTGCCTTTCATGTTTGCTACGGATCAGACTCGGACGATGGACCGGGCCACGTCTCAGTTCCGTCGCCAACGTATCGACCAAGAACGTGACCCCGGTGAGAACTCGCTAGATCAGGGTGTGTGGCTGAGGTCTGTTGCCTCTGGTCATTATGGTGCTGGTCAGCGTGCTGTGGAATCTTTGGAAGTTGATCCGAAGGTTGCCCGGTTCCGGTTCTACCGTTCAGCGAACGTTGATGTGTGGACTGCTGGATCGTTCACTCTTGCTAAGAGTGTTTCAACGTTGCGTTCTACGTCTGCTACTTCCCAGTATTCGGTGGGTATCGGTTCCACTAATGGTGTGTTACATGTAACGGATTCCAGCCTGTCTCAGGTGACTCCATCGGGAACGGTTAACGCTGTTTCTTTGACGGCTGCGACCGGTAACATCCTGTCACTCACCACTGATGGCACAAACTACTACGCTGCTACGGCAACCAACATTTGGAAAGGCACCTTGCCCACGGGTACGGGTGTGAAGATGTTGACTGCTGATTATGCGGCCACGTCTAGCAGGGCTTTGGTTCGCTGGGTTAAGCAACGTTTGATGACGTGTGTAAACAATTCTATTTACGAGTTGAACCCTTCATCAACCACACTGACTTCTGCTGGAACAGGGTGGGACCACCCGAACACTGCATGGGTATGGACAGGTATCGCTGATGGCCCCGGTGCCATCTACTTCTCTGGCTACGCCAATGATGTGTCGGCTATCTATCGGACAAGCATCACGTCTAGTGCTGGCACGGTCTCTCTAGCAGCCCCCGTGGTTATCGCTGAGATGCCCCGTGGTGAAAAGGTACTGAATATCTACTCGTACCTTGGCAATTATCTGGCTATTGCTACCAGTTCGGGTATTAGAGTAGCGGAAATCGCTGCTGATTCGACTATTACAGTAGGCCCAATCATCGTCTACACGGCTGGTGGAGCCTACGATTTCGTAGGCGTTGACCGTTACCTGTACGCAACTGGTGGTACAGATACGACTGCTCTGGATGGGTCCAGTGCTCCCGGTATCTACCGTATTGACTTGTCTGTGGACGTTGAGAAGTATCGGTACGCTTACGCTCAAGAGGCTTACGGTTCTGGTAGCAGTGCTCCATCTTCTGTGACCTACTCAGGGTCTCAGGTGTATTACACGGTTCCCGGTTTCGGCCTGATCGCTCAACCTCAAACAGTTGCTTATGCAACTGACGGGTGGATTGAGTATGGACGTATCAACTATTCAACTCAAGAACTCAAAGCATGGCGGTCTATCGTTCTGCGTGCTGACGTACCCACGGGTACGACCATTGAGGTTCATGCGTCTACGACTGGTACGGGTAACCCGTCTACGTGGGTGAACATTGGCACGTTAACTTCATCGGCTACTGATGGTGAGTTCTCACTGTCTGCCCCTGCACCAAACCCGACGAGGGATCTGTACGTGGCTCTGCGTCTAACGGGTACTGGGTCTGCTCGGCCTACTGTAAACGCGATGAGTGTGCGTGCGTATCCTGCGCCAAAGCGTACTCGGATCGTGCAGGTTCCTTTGCTGTGCTTCGACCATGAGCGTGACCGCAATGGCATGGTTCGTGGGTATGACGGTGGAGCGTGGGACAGGTTGTCTGCTCTGGAGTCTGCGGAGGATCTTGGCTCTGTGATTACGTGGCAGGACTATACGTCTGGTGAGAACCGTGCTGCTCTTATCGAGCAGTTGTCGTTTACACGTACTACTCCCCCGTCTCGGGAGAAGGACAATGTTGGTGGTGTGTTGATGGCAACGTTGCGGTTGCTCTAGCAATGCGACTTTTGGACGGTCTCTTATGCGACTTTTGGACGGGTCATAACCGGCAGGTTCGTACTTATTAGTAGTGAATCAAGTCAGAATAGTGTGCTAAAATGTGAACATCGGCACCATTGTGCCTATTGTGTTGATATGTGCACAATCCCGAAACGGTAGCGTGAGACGGCCCGAAACAGGAATATCTACCCCGCTATTCCCGTTTAGCACCACACGCTCCATAGAACAACGAAACCCCCTCGGTGGATAAAACCACCGGGGGGGCCTATTCGTGTCTCTACGGCCCCCTGAGGGGCCTTTAAATGCCATTGAGCGTCTAATGGTCGTGGTAACTGCCTTATGGTTGTGGGGGTAGTTCAATCTTGACGAACTCCTGTTTCCTCTTGCGTGTTTCTGGCCTGACACGGGCGAACGCTTCGTCCACAGGGACCGACGAGCGGCACCTACCGCACATGTCTACGACACCACCACGACCGTTGATGTCGATTACAACTGTGAATACGTTGTCTTCACGCTGGTCGATGTCACACACCAGCCGGTTTACAGTAGCCATTCTCATCTCGCAATCTCCACAACAGTGGCATCTTCGTGACTCAACGATGGGAACATGACGTTCCCAGATATCATTTCATTCCTCTGCGTACGCTCAAGGCTAAGCCCAATGTAGCGTTCCGTTACCCGTGTGTCCTTGTGTCCTAACATTGAACTGACACGCATTAACGCTCCGTCGTATCCCTGATCACGGAGAGTATCGAAGAGTGCCCGACTCCCACTTCGTCTCAATGTATGTTCGCCCTCGCCCAGAGGGTCGTAGCCCAACACAACCAGCGCCCTCTGAACGGATCGGTATGGGTGAGACACCTTCCGCGTCGGACGCAATGGTGCTAACTCACCTGACACTTCAATGCGATGGGTGACAGGGTTGTATCGTGTTGGGTTTGGAGCCTTTGATGGGATTAGATACCATTCGTGGCGTAAGTGTGGTGTGTTCTGGTTTGTCCTGTACCACCGGAAGTACCGTTCAAACTCAGCGGCCAACTCAAGTGATACCGGTAGCACATCTTCTTCTTGTGTCTTGTGCCTATAGATATTCAATTCGTACCGCTCAAGGTTGAGAGCACTGATCTGCAAGGTAGCGATCTCTCCCCCTCGCAAGAACGTGTAGATCCCAAGAGCACACAGCATCCGATCCCGTGGGTGTTTACACGCATCGAGTAGTGCTGGGAACTCAGCCAATGGCAGGCGCATCTTGTCTCGCCGTGGCACGGTCAGGTTGTTCCACCCAGCCGTGGGATCGAAGTCACGGGCCATGTAGTTCTCACGCCTACACCACTGGAAGAACGAGCGCAGGTTGCTGAGGTACAGGTTCCGTGTGCTGGCGACCCATGTGGCTCGCCGGAACAGTCGGTCTATGTGTGATCCGGTGATGGCTGAGATGCGTACATCTCCCCACTCTTGTTGAGCAAGGTTCAACACTTGCATGTGGTTCTTGATTGTGGACTTTGATAACCCTCGGGCTGTCAGGTGTCCACGGTATTCGGCTTTCGCTTCGATCAGGTTCATTGCTCTGGGCATGTTCGCTCCCTCATAGGTAGATTGGAACATGACACACCTTACACTATGACCTGCACAACATGCAACAAGTGCATGTTGTGTTGGCTAGGGTTCAAGTCCCCCCCCGGACACGACCTGCGGGTTTGCAGGGTATTCCAAGGGATACTCAATTTTCGCTCATCTTGATCATTTTGTTTGACACATAACACGGACCTATGCCAAACTCTTGTCAAGTAACCACACGAGAGAAGGTGTTCCATGGCTCCGCCAACGCTTGTACCAGACAAGACTACCCTCCAAAGGTGGCAGCGTGAAGGACTCACCCACGCTGAGATGGTCGCACGACATGAACAAGAAACCGGGATCAGGGTTTCACGGGCAAGTATCAGTGGAGCAATGGTCCGGTATGGACTGGCCGAGAACAAACCCCGCTACCGGAACTCTTTGCCATGGCGTGTAAGAGATGAACACGGCACGCATTATGCCGCCCGTATGTTGCGACTTTATGGTCGCAAAGAACAGACCCCTGACAAGTTGAACATAGATGAATCGCAACGGCTGCGGTCATGGTTGGACATGTTGGAACGCGAACAAGCCGTCGTTGGATATGACCCTGATTCAGATGAAGGGTTCTACTACATCGACCAAGCATTGAAAGACAATGATGATCCAGCGCCTATTAGGCGCAGAAGGATTTACACAAATCCTCGCTAAGCAAACGCTGAGCGTTTGCCCAGCACCACTCCCGTGGTGCCTATACATCCATCCATTGGCAGCCCCTCAAAGGGCTGCCTTTGTGGTTTGATTCGCTACGCTCATAGTATAACAATATAACACTGCCGATGCACAAGGGCTGAGCACACCTTCGGCGTGTCGTGTTCTTGTACATACAACATTTTTGTTTAAACAATGTCAAGAACATAAAGTTTTTATTGAGCAGCCCTTGCGCTTTTTCAGAGGCACATGTAACTTTAACCATATGAGCACACACACCAACGCAGTACAAGTGGCTGAAAGGCCCGGTATTACTGCCCATCTGGATGATGAACACATCATCATATTTGCCGATGCACAAGCAGAATGGACTATTGAGGATTGGGCCATTGTTGCAATGGCAACCATGGGGATGCGATGGAACACCTACCCAGTACGCCACCTACTTCACGATTCAGGTGACGAGTGCTGGATTTTTTGTTTGCCTGTTAACAAACCAACACACTATGTCACAGGGGGTGAAGATGACCACGCTAACTGAACTAACCGGAAAGCCATACCTTTCCTATTCCAGCCTCAACACGTACTTGAGTTGTGGTGAAAAGTACCGTCTTACCAAGATCGAATCAATACCTCAGAAGCCAGCATTTTGGTTAGCCGGGGGAACAGCAGTTCACACAGGCACAGAGGTTTATGACCTTTGCCTAACAGTAGATGGACTGTCGCACGAAGAAGCAGTAAAGGGTGCCATCAACGGGTTTACACACAAGTTCAATACTGAACTTGCACAACACCCAGACGAAGAATGGTCAGTGGGAGGACGTGCCACTAAAGCAAACCCTGACCGTGAGAACGAAGCATGGTGGCGAGAGAACGGCCCCTTGCAGGTAGAGAACTATGCGCTATGGCGTCAAGCCAACCCACAGTTCAGCATCTGGGTAGGACCACACGGACCTGCCATTGAATACCCGTTCACCACATCGTTCGCTGGTGATGACACACCATCCCACGGGTTCATCGACCGGATCTTTGAAGATCAGGTAGGCAACCTCACCGTCGTAGACATCAAGTCAGGGACACGCCAGCCAGCAGACGTAACACAGTTGGCCGTGTACGCCACAGCAATCGAACACACCACAGGTATCCGACCACAGTTTGGCTCGTACTACATGACCCGTACCGCATACCTCACAGCGCCCATGGATTTAAACAGGTGGAACGCTGACATGCTCGGCCCATGGTTCCGCATCGCTAAGGAAGGGATCGAAGCAGGACGCTTCCTCCCCCGCCTATCCATGGACTGTGGATTCTGTTCAGTCCAATCTTTTTGTTACGCAAAGAACCCAGACATTTCTATCCCCACCAATATCAACCTAAGTCAAACCATCTCAGGAGGACACAATGGCTAGTGAAACCACCAAGATTCAGGTCAACTTCAAGACGGGACCGGGCCATGACGCAGCACTCATTAACGTGTACGCAGATAACGGGGATGACCTGCTTGTGCAACTCGATGCTCTCACCGAGAACGTCGCCCACATCCTTGCTGTCAAGCAACTGTTACAGGCTGGAGGACACGTTGAGCAGACGATCGCCCTCGCTCCAAGCCAGCCAGAGCAGCCCTCCGCAACTCCCCCGTCCGTCGTGGTACATGGGAGCCAGCCGGGAACAGTAGAAACGTTGAACGATAGGTACGGCAACCGCTTTACCTACGGTTTAAACGATGCACCATCCCTGCCTGACGGTCGCGGTAAGTACGTCCGTAAGGACTGGACTAGTCAGCAGGGCAAGGCACTCAAGGCATGGGTGGACCCCGCTAAGGGACCGAAGCCCTTCGCTAAGGGTGAGCAAGAAGCAGAAATCGTATGGATTCGCTAGATGAGAACGCTCTCCCGACTCCCAGAAGAGAAGGGCGGGGCATCCATACCGGACGTGTTCGGGAGCCTAGCGGCATACCAAGCACACATTCGTCGCGGGGAAGTGACGATGATTGCAGCACCGCCGGGGGCAGGGAAGAGCGCACTAGCCCTGTCTCTGGCGCTGCGAGCGCAGTGTCCAACGTTGTACTTTTCCGCCGACTCTCACGCACGGACCATGAGGTTACGGACCCTCGCGGCCCTGACGGAGACGCCGCAGCATGAGGTTGCACGTTGGATGGAGACACGTCCTGAGTGGGTGACAGACACGCTCTCTTACGCGAACCATATTAAGTGGAACTTTGATTCATCACCGGGCCTGCAAGACATCGAAGAAGAGATCGCTGTTTACAGGGAAGTGATGGGTGATGAGCCACACCTCATCGTCATAGACAACCTGATCGACGTAGCGTTTATAGATGGTGACGAGTACCAGAGCCTGCGTTCCCTGCTACGGGAATTGAAAGGTTATGCAAGAGATACAGGGGCTGCGCTCTTAGCCCTGCACCACACCAGTGAAAGCACAGAAATGAATCCGTGCCCACCACGTAAAGCAATCCACGGCAAAGTCAACCAGACCCCAGCCATGATTCTTACGCTCGGTGTGACACCGGGACATATGCCAGTGGCTGTAGTCAA